CCTGGACGCCCGCCGCCGGGGTCCTGCGAGCCCTCCGGCGGTTTAGTTTTGAGCTCCGCCGCGAGCTCCCCGAGCCGCCGGATCTGCTGTTGGCCGAGGACGTAAAGCGCCGCGAGCGCGTAAACCTCGAGGTCGAGCGCCTCGTTCCGCGCCCTGGTCTTGATGTATTCCCGGATCGTCCCTTTTCCGCGCCGATACCGCCGGACGGCCTTTTCGCTCGTAAGCTGCGCGAGGTACTCGTCCTCCGCGAAGTCCGGCAAGTGCATAAAGCCGGGGCCAGGGGCGGGGATCTTTAGCCGCGCGAAGATGCGATCCTTTGCCGTGTCCGTCCCGACGAGGAAAAGTTTTACGCGGTACTGATTGTTGACGCTAAATTTCCCGAGGATCTCCTTCCCCGTCTCGCTCGATCCTTTGAGCGCGAAGACTCTGCGATGCTGCCGCGCGCGCACAAACCGATAAACCGAGTCGGTGTGTACGCCCGAGTCGATCATCGTCGACGCGATCGCCACTTTGCGACCGGAGCCGTGCTCCCACGTCGAGAGTAGAAAACTGTCGAGCTCGTGCCATACTTGCTCCTGTCCGGGATCTCCGAAAATTTGCTGGTACGCGATAAGCCAGGACTCCTCCTTGTCCCCCCAACCCTTAACAACGCATTCGAGCCGGTCCGCCTGGACGTCGACGGACGCCGTCAAGAGTCCGACGCCGTCGGGGACTTCCGCGGAGTAAGGCTCCAGGCGGGCCTTTAGCGTTACGGCCTCGACCGCGTCGCCCTGCTCTTCCCACGTCTCCGCGAGCCGGAGGTTTATAAACGCTTTGAGTTTTTCCGGGTTCCCTTCCTTGTTCGCTTCGTGCCACTCCTGGGCCAGCGCCGCCCAGTTTTCGCGCCAAGGCGAATACAACGCGTTGAGGTGAAACCCGACGACGGGCCGGTCGGGAAATTCCGCGATCCACTCGCCGCCGTTCAGCATTTGCTGCTTGTAACGCTCCGGGATCGTTTTCTCGCAACGCGCGCATTGGTAGCCGACGCTCGCCGCGTCGACTTCGCCGTCCGCGTCGACGGAGTACGCGAGCCGGTAAGCCTTCGTTTGCGGATCCCGCCACCATAGGACTTGCTTCGCCCCACAGAACGGGCAAGGGACGTGATAGCGCCGCATGTCGGAGCGAAGGAAGTCGCGCTCGATCGGCGAGATCCCCTTCGGCTTTGCCGGGGTCGAGCCCTTAACGATCTTGTAGTCCGCGTAAGCGTCCGTGCGCCGCGTCCCGATCGCTATCGGATCGCCCTCGCCGTCGACGTCCAGCGGGTAGCCGTCGACCTCGTCGAAAAGGACGACGGGCACGGGATCGCTTCGCAAACCGGCGCCGGAATTCGCACCTGTGAGTTTCAGGAATCCGCCGGGGAATTCCTTAAGCGCGAGCGTGTTCCCCGCGCGCCGCGTCGTCGGCGGTTTGATCTTTTCCCGGAGGGCGGGGCAGTTGTCGATCATCGGTGTTATGCGCTTTTTCCCGTAGTCCTTCGCGTTCTCGATCGTCGGTTGCACCAGCATCAGCGGCTTCGGATCCGCGTCGACGTAATAGCCGCAAATGTTGTTGAGTACCGCGTCCGAGTAGCCGATCTGCGTCGGCTTTTGGATAACGATCTCGTGCACATTGGGGTTGAGAATCACGTCCATCATTTCGATTTGAAACGTCTCCGCGCGGAAGGGGCCAGGGCGCGCGCTCGTCCCCTTCGGAAGAATTCGATTGTTTGCCGCCCATTCCGAGACGGTGACGTCCGGCGGCGGGGCATAGTGCCGATAGATCCGCGCGCGAACCGGCGCGTAATTAGCCCTCGCGCTTTGGTGGGTCTGCGCTTCCATGTTCCCCGTGCTTCGCCAGTTGCAGGAGTGCTTCCTTGCAAGCCTTTTCGATCTTCGCCTGTATCATCACGCGCGAAGATTCGCCGACGAGCTCCGGGGCGACCCGCGGAGCGATCGCCATAATCCGCGCCTTGGTCGTGAGGACGAGCTCGGTCATTTCGGACTCGACGTCCGCGATCGCCATAAGCTGCCCGCGCTGCTGCGCGAGCTCGATCTCCTTTAGCTCCGCCTCCGCCCGGAGGAGCCGGACCTTTTCGTCGCGCGCGCCGACGTACTCGCCGCCGTGCCCGCCGTCGAGCGGCACCTTCGATTTTTCGAGCGCGGCCTGGAGGTAGCGGATGTACCAGAGCATGCATTTTCCGAGGTCATACTTCCCGCGGAGCTCTTTCGGGAGGCCTTCCTTCGTAAGCTGCTGGACGCGCCGGTCGGTGACGTTAAGCGCCGCCGCGAGTCGTTTCACGTCGACGAGTGCCATTTAGAATTCGAGCTCGATCGAATACATCGAGCCGCCTCGCGTAATTTTCCGAATCATGCCGGGGTACATCCGTTTCAGGAGCAAAGTGCATTGCGCTTCGATAGGTTGGGTCCGGTAGTCTTTACATCCCCCCGCGTCTTTCCAGTGGTGGTTCTCCCAGTACAGGTAGCGCGCCGCCACGATGCCGCCGTCTTCCTTAATGCAGCGGAGGTTGAGCTCGTAATCCTCCTTGACGACGAAACGCTCGTCGAATCTCGTCCGCCCGTCGTTCACAATGCCCATAAAAGACGCCGTCACGTAAGAGCGGAAGAGGATCGGCTTCCACGGGTAGACCGCGCGCGGCGCCGATTGCGTCGCGATCCCCCACACCCGCATCCGAAGCTGCTCGGTGATCTCGAAGAGTTTCACCATTTCGACGAGCCATTCCGCCTCGGTCAGTTTCCGGTGCTCGACTTTGTGCGGCAGGAGTTTCACCCATCCCTGCACCTTGACGTCGTCGTCGACCATCACGACCCATCGGTCGCCCGCGTTTTCGAGGATCCAATTCCGCGTTGGCGTAATGCCGCGGATCCGCGCGGGCACCGCGACGACTTTCGTCGAGGGGTTCGCGCGCCGGTAGTCCTCCGCCTCGTATTCGGGGACGAAGAGCGTCGCCGACGGTAGGATCTTCGTCGACTTGACGCTCGTCGGCCTGCCCTTCGACGGCATCGCGATTAGCATTTGCCACCTAAGCGTTTCAGGAGCCGCGCCGCCGGTAGGACGCGCTCCGTCCCCGTAGCGTCGAACGGAGAGCCAGGCTTGTACCCTCCGCGCCGGACGGTGCGAAGCGCGAGCGCCGCGCGGAGTTTTTCCCACTCTTCCGCGCTCTCACACATCACGACGATAAACTCGCGCGCCGGTTCGAGTTGTACCGCTTGGTCGAGGAGCGTCTCGACGTCCTCGCCGCCGCCGCCGTCGAGCCCGAGCTCCTTCTCGATGTCGTGCAGCATAGCCGCGAGCGCGATCGACTTCGGATCGAGCCCGCCCAGGAGCTCGTCGAGTTTCGCCGCGTCGATCCCCGCGAGATCGCCGACGGGATCGAGCGCCGCGAGGACGAGATCCTCCTCCGCCGGGGAAAGATCGACATAGTCGAACGGCACCTTGCGCTCTTTCCGTTTCTTCGCGATTTGCACGCGGAGATGTCCGTCGATCATGTTTCCCGTTCGCTTGTTGATGAGAATGCGCGACACCCATCCGACCTCGTCGAGAAGGCCTTCGAGCGCCGCCTCTTGCTCCTTCGAGTGGGTACGCCAGTTTTTAGGATTCGCGAGGAGATCCGCGGGGTCCGCCTCGCCGCTCCCGACGATCCGGTTTCGCAGCGGGCCGGGGATCGAGGCGCCGGCCGATTTTTTCGCTGTCTTCGTTTTCGTCAATTTGCTTCCCCCGTAATCGGCACCCAGTAGAAAAAAACCTCGCGGTATTCCGCGATTGCCGGATCTTCGCCGCTCGCGCGCTCCGCGTGAAACGCAAAAACGCGTTGGCCCCAAATGAGGACTTCGGGCAGAGTCACAAACGGCGGGATCTGCAGGTCCGCGACGTGGCCGCCATCTCTTACCGCGAGTCTAACCGTCAGCATTTGCCCTCCTGTTCAAACCGAAACGAAACACGCAAAAAAAGTCCGGTCGCTAGTCCCCCGCCGCGCTCGCCGTCACCCGCGGAGAGCCCGCCCTCCGGGAAGGACCCGCGCGGTCAGCCCCCCGCCCGCAGCAAAAACGCAGCGGTTAGCGCGATCGCGAGCGCGCCGATCGCACACAAAACGCCGCCGTAGAGCCGCCACACACGCGCGAGACGCGCCTCTCCCCGCACGGGGTGAGGGGGTGCGTGAGGGGGTGGGGTGAGGG